CTACAAACTCAAATTGCATTCTTAGAAACACAAAATAAAAAAGCAGGATTATAGAGATACGGGAGAATAACCGAAGTGAAAATAAAGAACCCCACAACCAATTAAGGAAGTGGGGTTTCTTTTTATCAATCAACAAAATTATTCTAATACTGTATAACCTTCTCTTTTTAAATCTTTACGGATTTTTTCGTAAATATCATACTTACCCCACCAGCTTTTAATTTTAAGTTGCTTGCGTAAGGTTTCATGTCTAATGATTTCTATTCCAAATAGTTCATCATTATACTGTTCTGTTATTTCTTTTACTGATTTCATAACTTATTTGTTTTAAAGATTATTTAATTAATTCAAACTCAAAATTTGATACTTTGTCACCAAATACAATTTTGTATGTTTTTGTAGTTGGTATTAGGTAACCTTTACTTCTACGAAATGTTTTAACAAACATATACTCATCTCCATCACATTCAAAGAATGTTTCTGTAAATTGAAAAGTGTTTCTTAATTGAGTTGTAATTTGATACCTAACCCAATCTTTGTTGATTTGATTGATTTTTAACTTATTCATAACTTATTTGTTTTTAGGGTTTAATTAATTTTATTTAATTGTTTAAGTGCTCTTTCAATTCTATCTATATTAGATTTAATAAGATTATTTAGAATTTGATTTTGTTCATCATTTTCATTCAAATCCTCTAAATCTTCTACATAGATTTTTCTTAAAGTTTTTAGGTTGTTTTCACAATTTAATAATACTTCCGATACTGATGTTTGATTATTTACTATCATAATTTGTTTGTTTTAAAGATTAAAGATTAGGATTGTTAATAAGGCGAATATTATATCGCTCTGCACTTTCTACTGATTCGATTACCATTCTAAGGTCATTAGTGGCCTGTTGAAGGTGTTCTTTTTCACTCATCCATTTATCTGGTGAATTTGGTAACTCATTATACTGAGTTGTTAAAATGTCTAAATTTGATTTTAACTGATTTAGAATTGTTTGATAATTGTTCATAACTGATTTGTTTTAAAATTTAAAATTGATTACTGATTGATAGAATTCATTGAAGAATTGTTCACTAACTTGTAATTCAGTTATAGTGAAATCTCTTTCTGAAAGAGAAAACATATGTACTAAATTTTCAAAGTTTGGATTGCCTAACCGAATAGCCATATCTTCGTATATAGCCGTTGAATCAAACCATCTATTATGATAGTATTTATCATACCATTGATTTAAGACTGAGTGAATCTGATTTGATTGTTGAATAAAATTGTTCATAACTTTGTGGAATTTAGGATATCCCTTAACCTTTTATTGATTGATATACTCAAATATACGAAAAATAATCCATATTACCAAACATTTTATAAAGAAATATATAGAAAGTTATCCACATTTTATCCACATTACATAAGTGATTGATTTATAAGGAGTTAGATATAATAAAAAAACCCCATATATAAGGGGTTGATTTAGAGGGGTTTAGGCCTGTATTAGAGATTTTCTAACAAAAAGGGGGTTTTATTAAAGATTTTCTAATGGTTTGAATACGAACCCTTTCGTTGATTTTTGGTGGTTATTTATGACATTCCAAATAAGTGATTGATAAATATTTAGTTTTTTACTTGCTTCATATGCAGATGTAAATATACCTATTTCATTTCCCAATAAATCATATCCTATAATTGATATTCTTTTTTGTTCAGTAGTTTTCTTTTGGACTTCTTTCATATTCCTACTCCATTTTTCTTTATCAGTTTCAAATCCTAATTCTTTTTGTATTTTACATTGATAATTAAATGCAGTTTTTTCTTTCCTAAAACCAGATTTGATAATTTCTAAACTTAAATCTTTTCTACCTGCAAATGTTCCATTTATACAAATATGATTATTCAATCTTGTATTTGGATTTTTTGTATTTCCTATATACTCAATTTCATCTTTTTCATTTACTAACTGATAAACTACATACATAACTTTTAATTTTGATATACTACAATATACGAAATAAATCGCAAATTTCCAAATTTATGTTTGAGAAATTTTGTGATATATATAATATATGAGTTACCATATGACACACCATATATTTGGAAATGTGAAATATTATTCGTATATTTGAAATATTATAAACAATTAAAACAATTAAAAAATGGCAAAAGACCCAGCAGTGTTATTCTACACACAAGATTTCTTAGTAGGAACTATGACAATGTCCTATGAGCAGAAAGGAAAGTATATTACTTTACTTTGCTTACAACATCAAAAAGGTAAACTTACCCTGAAAGATTTACAATCAATTTTAAATGAAGAAGATGTAGATGTAGCAGAAAAGTTTATCAAAGAGTCTGATGGATTCTATTATAATCAGAAATTAAAATTTGAGTCTGAAAGAAGAAAGAATTATTCAGAAAGTAGAAGAAAAAACCTTATGAATAAACATAAGAACTCCCATATGGTAAATGATATAAACTCCCATCTGGAAACTGGAACTGTAACTGTAACTGGAACTGGAAATAAAACTGAAATTGAAATTGAAAATGAAACTTCTATAACAAGTAAATACAGTACAGAAGATAATAAGATAGACTTTGATAAATTATATGAAGTATTTAATAATGTAAAATAATTTAATTACTTTTATAATCATCAATGTTATTATTTGTACTGTGGGAACTTAATCTAAATACAGCAACATTACTATTTAATTTAAATTCGCTGTGTTCCCACCTTTTTTATATAGTCAGCTGGTTGTCATACTCCGGCTGACTTTTTTTATGCTTAAAAAATATATCTAAATATTTTGCTGTTTGAGTTTTTTTTTGTATATTTAATAATATAAAATAGTAATAGTATGATAAAAAAAGTATGTAAAGAGTGTAGTAAATCAAAAGATATCACTCAATTCTCAAAGAGGTCAGCAAGTACCGATGGTTTACAGGGGAAGTGCAAGCAGTGTAATTCCAAAGATAATAAATTATTCAGAACCCAAAAGCCTGAACATCATATGGAATGGCAAAAAGATAATCCGGAACAACACAGTCTTAATGTTGCCAGATATAGAAAAGCAGATAAGCCGGGTAAGATTTATTCAATATGTAATCCAAATGGAGAACATTATATTGGAATGACTAATACCCATATCTCAGTTAGAATGTTAGAACACAAACTTCATTATAGAAGAAGGCATGGTGATATACCAAAGTTACACCAATCATTCGATACCTTCGGCTTTGAGAATCATAAAGTAGATGTTCTATTAGAATTAGAGGGTATTGATAGACAGCAATTAAGATTCATAGAGAAATCATTTATCCAAGTATATAAACAAAAAGGAATATCCCTAAACGTATTAAAATAAAAAGTTATGAAAGAAAAAGAAATTAAAAAGTATAAGTTGCTGCAACTGCCAGAAGAAGTGCACGCAATGTTAAAACAATATTGTAATCATCATGGTTTTCTTATGAGTGGATTTGTATCAGCACTCATTCGTCAAACAATAAAAGGAAAGAAGTAATGTGTATAATCAAATTAGGAAACATTGTAGAGGGTCTAATTGAAGTAATTACTCTCGGGTGGGGTAAAGACATTGCCGGATGGATTGCGTTGAAATTAGGCTATGCAGATTGTGGATGTGAAGCTCGTAAGATTTGGCTCAATGAATTATGTGGATGTAAGACCGGCATCAAATTATAAGGGGGCTGGGGAATAAAGTCGAATAGATAAATTTTTAGATAGTATGAATATAATTAATAAAGACTTAATAATTGGATGTGTTGCAAATTACACTCCCGATAAGATTAAAGAGTATGTAGACTCAGTAAACAAATGTGCATTTAAAGGAGATAAGATAATGGTTTGTTATAATCTCCCATCCGAAACTTTAAAGTTCCTTAATGACAACGGATGGCAGTGCTACGAAGGTAAATTGAATGGACATCCTCACATGCAAAGATTAATTGATATGTGGCAGATATTAGAACACTTAACAATTCAACCTCGTTTCATAATTTCGACTGATGTAAGAGATGTGGTATTCCAAACAAACCCAGTAGATTGGCTAGAAGAATTATACTATACTGGCAAAAATTGGTATAATACAAAAGGAATAGTAATCGCATCTGAAAGATTAAGTTATGATAAGCAGGAATGGAATATAAAAAATATACACGAAGGTTATGGTGATATCTTTTGGAATTGGATAGGTAAAAAAGAAATAGGTAACGTAGGAATAATAGCTGGAAAGGGATTAGAAGTCAGAAACCTATTTCAGTTAAATTGGTTGGTATCGCAAGCAGGTGATACTCGTCACTTTACTGACCAATCATCACTCAATCTACTTATACATAATGAGTTGATTAAAGATAAAATTCTTTTAACACACGACTTATGTTTGCAAGTTGGAACACTAAACGAAGAATTACAAATAAAGGAAGGTAAGGTAATCAATCCTAAGACCGGCAAACCATATCCATTAGTTCATCAATGGGATAGAAACGAAACACTTAAACAATTATTTACATTATAAAAAAACAACATGTCAGAAACAGTAACAACATTAGCAGGAACGGAAGTAAACAAAGATGCACTCTACTTAGTAGATTTTTCAAAGATGAATGGAGTAGAGGATTTAGTTCTCGTATTCGCATCAATGGGTTTATCATTTAGTGGACATCATCCGCACTTTGAAACAATCAAACATCTTTTAGATTTGAGTAATCCAATTCAAACTAATCAACCCCTTCCACAACAACCAAAGGCAGAAGATTTAAAATTACCAAAGCTAAAATCAATTAAGTAATATGGAAGATATAAAACCTAATGTATCCGAATCACGTTACTCTCCTCTTAACTTAGAAGAGTTTCAAACACTAAAGGGGATATTAGATTCTATTGTATCGCATATGCCTGAACAACATGCTCCATATATTTGGAGTTCGTTTAATCGGATTCGAAATGCACAAGAACCCCAACCTTGTACGTGTGCCAGTAGTGGAGGACATTGGGGAAGAGCAATCGGTGAATTGAGAATGTGGGTAAAATCTAAATTGTAAATGATAGTATCAGGCAGTATATGCATAGAAAAGGAATGTGAAAGAAGATTGAGTAATTTATATTCCCAATCACATAACTGGTTGTTGCAAGTTGCCAGAAAGATAACTAAACAACACGAAACTGCTGAGGACTTAGTAAGTGAATTATATGAGTATCTTCATAAGAAACAAAATATAAAACTATTTTGGGGAACTGATTCATATAATTTACTTTATTGTTCTAAGTTTCTAAGACATCGATTCATAAATAAAACTAAGAAATTGAATCGGACTACATATGTTGAAGATGTGTTTGATAACGAAGTGGACATACCTTATGATACAGAAAAAGATTTAGCAATTCAGAAAGCATATGATGAAGTAGTATACGAACTAAGCAGATTAGAAAAGACTAAACTATGGCCACAATCAAAACTCTTTCAGTTATATTGGATGAGTGATAAGACCTTAGATGAAGTAGCAAATGATATAAAGATAAGTAAGAGTACAACATTCTTAGCAGTAAAGAAGATAAGAATACATTTAAAAGAAATAATAGAATCTCCATTTAAGGATGAACAATAAAAAGTTATATGTTTAATAAACCAAAGTGGACAGGACCTGAGGATAGGGTATGTAGATATTGTGGAAACCCATTTCGGGCTATTAGAGCAACGTGGAGATGTACTCCGTGTACACTCACACTACAAAAAAAGGTTACTGAAAGTAATAGGAGACCTAAGAAAGACCATTACCCATTCGATAGTAAAGGTGGAGAAGCTAAAAGTCGTTTCCGTAGAATATATAGAGAACTGAATAAGTGTAATACTAGAGAAGAACTAACTGCACATTACGATAAGATGTTTAAAGAGATTAAAGAGAATGGTATAATGCAATGGATTGTTGACAGAAGAGATGATGAAACACTAAAGGAGAATCAAAGTAAATCAGCTAAAAGAATCAAAACGGAATATCCAGATACAAGACAATTAAATATAGATTGATAAGAATAGAAACATATCAAAGGATTGCAGAAGAGTTTGGCACTGGAATAGGTGTAGCAGAATGGGATGGTACTATCTATGAAAGTTATACAAACATAAGAAAGATACCCGATGAGATGAGAGTAGTAATTTTGACAAACCATATAATAAAAAAAGGAATATATCAGCAAGTAATAAGAGAAGTAATAAAATTGGAAAAGAAATATAAAAACAAAAGAATTAATAAATCAACAATATATGAAAAAGCTTTGGACATGGTTATGTAAAGGAGGAGAAGTATGGATACTACTAATTGCATACATAGGAATACTATTCTGTCTGACATTTGGATTCAATATCATATGGACATTTTGGACACTATTCTTTAGTTAGTATGCATCCATCATCAACTACAAACGATATCGACTATGTTATATTTAAATAATAGTAATTTAATATGGGATTTACAAAAGGACATAAGTTAGCAACGGGTAGACCTAAGGGAGCAATCAATCGTTCTACGGAGATGATGAAGTTGACAATTGCAAGAGCAGTTGATAATACCCTAAATACACTATCAGCAGATTTAGAAAAGATAAGGAAGGAAGACCCGGAAAGGGCAATTGAACTGGCACTTAAACTAATGGAATATACACTACCTAAGTTAAGTAGAACGGAAGTTAAAGCAGAGATAGAACAAAGGATACAATCAATATCAATAAACATAACTAAGAGTGGAAGTACAAATTAACACTACAGTTACATTTGAGAATCTACTTGAATCAAAGAGTAGAGTGACCCAGCACATCGGAGGAACACGTAGTGGTAAGACATACGCCATTCTTCAATACCTTATCGTAGAATCGCTTAAAACCCAACAGGCTATAACAATAGTAAGGAGAACAATACCATCGCTTAAAAGGACTGTAATAAAGGATTTTACGGATATCTTAAAAAGCATTGGAGTATGGAGAGAAGATGATTATAACATATCTGATAGGATTTATAGATTAGGTGAAAGTACAATTCAGTTTGTTAATAGTGATGACCCGGAGAAACTTAGAGGATTAAAGTCTGATATTCTATTTGTTGATGAAGCATCAGAGATAGATGAGGAAAGTTATTTTCAGTTAAGTATTCGTACATCAGGTAAAATCATATTAGCATATAACCCTACTATATCACCTTATCATTGGTTAAGACAGATGCAAGACTGTGAAAGGTTTGTTACCACATATAAGGATAACATATATCTGCCTACTGATATGGTTAAAGCAATTGAGGAATTGGAATTTAAGAATCCTAAATATTGGACTATATATGGGAAAGGTGAATTTGCGCCGAATGAGAAGGCGATATTTAAGTTTGATTTGGTGGATGATTACGATGCCGATTTTGTGGGCTTTGGTATGGACTTCGGTTTTAGTAACGACCCCACTACTTTATGTGCTGTATATAAGTCAGGAGATAATCTCTATTTGGAAGAGTTGCTATACGAAAAAGGATTAGTAACATCGGACATAGTAAAGAAACTAACTGAATTAAAAATAGATAAGAGTTATGAGATATGGTGTGATAGTGCAGAACCAAGACTAATAGAAGAAATATATAGAAGTGGGTTTAATGCAAAGGCAGTTACAAAGGGAAAGGATAGTATTAAGTTTGGTATATCAGTAATGAACAATTATAATATACACATAGATAAGAAGAGCCAGAATCTAATCAATGAGATGTATGCCTATCAATACTCTACTGACAAATATGGATACACTACTGACAACCCTGAAGGTGGATTAGACCACTTAATAGATGCTGCTAGATATGTAGCAATGATGAAGTTATCAGTTAAAGCACAAAAGAAAGGAACATATGCAATATCAATCGGAAAATATGCAAACTTCTAATCAACAAACTTGGACAGCAAGTGAGATTAAAGAACTAATAATGTATGCACAAGAGATGCAGCAAGTGAACGAAGACCTACGTGCCGGCATTATAATGATGCAAGCAAAGTTAGATAACGAAGAAGCTAAGGTAAGACAAATGAAGAATTTATTAAATCAAATAATATATGCAAAAGGAAATTGAGTTAAAAGTACCAACCTCATATGCTGACATAACTCTAAGAAAGTGGTTAGCAATGTCAAAGGATATGGCAAACTATAAGGATGAAGAAGAAGCAGTAACTGCTTTAATGTTTATGCACTTATGTGGATTAGATTTACAATATACTCAAAAGTTAAGTGTAGATAGTTACAATACCTTAAAGGCTGAATTACTATCGTTTATGAACAATACTGATTTACCACTACAAAGGCAAGTGACGATAGGTGGTATTGAATATGGATTCGAACCTAACTTATCAGAAATGGCATATGGTGCTTATTCTGACATAACAGCATTTAAGAATCTAACAATAGATGATAACTGGTCTAAGATAATGAGTATACTATATAGACCGGTAACTAATAAACGTAAGAGTGGTTTATATTCCATTAAGACATACGATGGTAAGATGGAACATGATAAGTTCTTAGATGTACCAATGGATGTTCACTTCGGAGCCCTGTTTTTTTTTGTTCATTTATCAATGGACTTACTGAATTTTACCCTGAACTCTATGACTCAGACGGAGTATCCAGCCAGCTTGAAGCAAATTTTGGAAAAAAGTGGAACTCTTATGCAACAATCATATCTCTCGCCAATGGAGACATTACGAAAATCGATGAAATAACTCTTGAACCATTAGAGAAGTGTTTATTGTATCTGGCATATAAAGCTGATAAGAATACATTTGAAGCAATGGCACACAAAGAAGCAATGAATAAGATGAGGCGATAATCATTTTCGGAGTTAATGATGTTATATCTAAAAAGGAATTATGGGCAAGTGGTCTAACTCACGTAGTGGTAATCTTAGATACTCAGTAAATAGAGAGAATAACTCTGGTATTTACATAGGACCTACACGCGGATTATCTTCTCCTAAGAATAGCAGAAGAGGATGTCTTTGCTTAGATTCAAACACATACGATGTTAAGTGTTGTAATGGTGCATTGATGCAGCAAGGGATTGGACAAATACAATCAACTGCAATTGCAAAAGGTGGATTCGGTACAGGATTTAGTATCGGATTCGAAGTATACTTATAATAAAATAAAAATAGAGATATGCCAGAAATATCAAAACAGGCCCTTAAAGTTGAAAACAATCAAAGTTTTCCAAATAATAATGTTGGAGAAATTACTCCTGCTATACTAAGAACTTTTAATGTAAATATGATTGATTCAAATGTGAACCAATTAGGATTTACAACTGATAGTGGAAGTTGGAATAATTCAATTCGAGCACTTAATAATTATACAGCATCAACAACTACATCAGTAGATGTAACTTATTTAAATCAAGCAACTGCATCATTACAACAATTTAGTGCAAGTGCTAAAATTCAGTTAGCTAATTTAGAAACAACTACTGCATCATTAAACATATCAGTAAGCAATTTAAATACGTTTACTTCATCTACTAATATACGTTTAGCTAATTTAGAAAGTACATCAGCAAGTGTTAATATAAGTGTAGCAAATTTAAATACATACACAGCAAGTGCAGCTAATTCTTTTATACAATTAAATGCTTTTACTGCATCAGCTAATCAAAGATTAACTTCTATTGAAAGTGTAAGTGGCAGTTGGATTACCGAAAGTGAAACGAGTTCATTTGCAAGATACGATGTAAGTAATCCTTGGTCAGCAAATCAGACATTTACAAACATAACCGCAGTATCTGCATCATTTACATATGTTCAAACCATATACGAAACGAGCTCAGTAATATATTCATCTGGCTCTAATCAATTTGGTGATGAAATAATAGATGTACAAACACTAATAGGTACGACTCGTATGAGTGGTTCTATGGTTTTGACTGGAAGCATAGCATTGACAGGATTAGTTGATGGTATAGATGTATCAGTATTTGCATCAAATGTTAATACAACAACTGCAAGTTTAAACACATCCGTAAGTAATTTAAATTCATTTAGTTCATCTCAATTAACTAAGGATAGTACATTACAAACATATACTGCATCGGTTAATCAAACAACTGCATCATTAAACACATTTAGTGCATCAACATTAACTCGTTTAAGTAATATAGAAACAACAACCGCAAGTTTAAATACTTCGGTAACTAATATAAATTTAGCAACTGCTTCATTGCAAGGGCAATTAACTACAATAGGTAGTATATCAGGAAGCTGGGTGACTGAATCTGAAACAGGTTCATTTGCTAGAGTAAATACAAATAACTCATTTACGGGTTCACAAACCTTATCAGGCTCATTAATCATAACTGGCTCTGCATATGGAAACGTAGCAGCAATAACTGTTGCAGCAAGTACGGCAAGTATAGATTTTAGTTTAGCTAATTTCTTTACATTAGCAATTCCAACAGCAACAACAACAAGAGTAGTAGCAACAAATATAAGACCTGGTCAGACTGTTAGTTTGTTAGTAACGCAACCGGCAACAACTGGTAGTTTAACGTTTGATACAAGCTTTGATTTCCCATCAGGATTTGCATATTCTGCATCAGCAATTTCAGGTGCAAAAGATATAGTAACATTTATAACATTTGATTCAGCTATTGCATATGGTACATCAGTAAAAAACTTATTATAATATGATATTTGCTCCGTTCGCATACATAACAACAGCAGGAACTTTACCTTTTATTGCAACAGGTGGTGTAACGGGTTCGTTTACTACGGGTTCAACTCAATATACTTGGCATCAATTTACATCATCTGCTAATTTTGAAGTAATTCAAGGTAGTAATTCATTAGTGCAAGTATTAATTGTAGGTGGAGGAGCAGGTGGTAATAATGGAAACTCAATACCAGCTGGTAATGGTGGAGGAGGTGGTGGTATATTTTATACAGCATCTTTAACATTATCAACTGCAGTATATAACGTAACTGTTGGTAATGGTGGTGCACAAGGAGATAATGGAGAATCATCTTCAATTTCATCATCTGTAATTGGTACATTAGGAGCAGGTGGTGGATTCACATCAGGTTCAAGTGGATATCCACAATTTAATTCACCAGGTTTAAACGTTGCAAATGCAGCATTTGGTGGAGCAGGAGCAGGAGCTAATGGTGGTGATAGTGATGGTTCTAATGGTGGAGTAGGTGGTATTGGTTTACAATACAATATGACTGGTTCATTACAATACTTCGCAGGAGGTGGAGGAGGTGGTGGTGCTGCAGCAGGAGGAGCAGGAGGAGCAGGAGGATTAGGCGGAGGAGGTAGAGGCCAATCAAGTACTTTAGCAGCTACAGCAGGAACTACTAATACCGGAGGCGGTGGTGGTGGTGAATATAACAATAGTGGACAATCACAAGCAGGTGGAAGTGGTATAGTTTATATACTATATCCGACAAATATAACTACACTTACACCATACTCTATTGAGTATTTAGTAGTAGCAGGTGGAGGAGGTGGAGGACTTGATGGTGGTGGCGGAGCCGGTGGTTTATTATCCGGTTCGGTTACAGTTACCCCAACTGATGTATATAATATATTTGTAGGAACTGGTGGAACGGGTTCGTTGTACTCTCCTGCAAGAAATAGTGCAAATGGTATTTCATCATCTATTCAAGGTACTGCATTATATACTTCATCAGTAGGTGGAGGTAGAGGTGGAACAGAAGCAGTTGGTTCTGCATTAGCTGGTAGTAATGGAGGTTCAGGTGGTGGTTCTGCATATAATACAACAACACCTGTTGGAACAGGAACATCCGGACAAGGATTTAATGGTGGAACTTCTAATGGTTCACCTTATGGTGGAGCAGGAGGAGGTGGAGCATCTCAAGTAGGTACTAATGGTCCATCGGGTGGTAATGGTGGTAGTGGTTCGTTTTGGATAGATGGACTGGGTTATGCCGGAGGTGGTGGAGGAGGAGGAACTTCACAAGGTGCTATAAGAGGATTAGCTTCGAATGGTGGAGGACAGGGTGGAATATCAAATGGAAGTGGTACTGCAGGAACTGCAAACACCGGCGGTGGTGGAGGCGGTGGTGGAAACTCTGGTAATCAAAATGGAGGTAATGGTGGTAGTGGTATAGTTGTTATCAGATATCTAACAGCAGATGTATCAATAACGCCAACGGGTGGAACTATAACAACATCAGGAAGTTATACATACCATAGATTCACATCATCAGGAAACTTTACAGCTTAACAACAAAAATAACTATTTTTAAAACTAACATTGTTATTAACAATATATAAATAAAACAACTATGAATTCAAAAACTGTATTAAATAAGATATTAGGACTTTTATCTATGGATGAAAAGGAAGTCACTTTAACTTATGCAAAACTAAAAGACGGAACAATCGTTGAATCTCCTACTTTCGATGTAGGTGAAGCATTAGACGTAGTATCAGAAGATGGCACAAAAACTCCAGCACCAGATGGTGAACATGAGTTAGCACTTAAAGATTCAGAAGGAAACGAAACTCTAATCAAAGTTATTACCAAAGATGGTAAAATAGCTGAAAGAGAAAATGTTGAATTAGAAATGGTGCCAGTAGAAGAAATTCCACAACAAATCCAAAAAGTAAAAGCTGATGAGAAAGCTGACCAAAAAGGTTCAATCGAATCAGGTACTTTAATGGCTGAAGAAACTGATACTGCAGAAGCATTACCGGAAGATACTGATATGCCAGAAGATGAAGAACCAACTGTTGAAATCGAATTAGGTAAACTAATGGAGAAGATGCAATATCGTATTTCAGAAATGGAAAAGAAAATGGCTAAGATGGAAGAGGCTATGATGCCGCCAGTAGATTCAGAAGTAACTGAAGAAGAAGCAGGAATCAAAATGGCAGCTGAACCTGATGAAGAAGAAGAACTTCCTAAATTAGATGGAGCACCAACTGAAGAAGCAACTAAATTCTCAGGTGTAGATTCAAATAGAAAAAACTATGGTAAGAAAACAAAAGATGCACAATCTTCTTTCTTATCAAAACTTTATAAATAAAATTATTAAAAAATCTTTTAAACAAAGAACAATGAGCAAAATTCAAAAATTCGCTAACCCAACTATCTCTGGCGGTACATACGCAGGTGAGGCAGCATCAGGTTACGTTGCAGCTGCATTATTATCAGCAGTAACTTTGGATAACAAACTTGTAACTATCATGCCAAACGTGAAGTATAAGAGTGTAATCCAAAAAATCGCAGTAGCATCATTAGTAAATGACGCATCTTGTGATTTTATCACAAACACCGGTTCAGTAACTATTTCTGAGCAAGTATTAACTCCAAAAGAATTACAAGTAAACTTACAATTATGTAAGCAAGACTTCTTAGCATCTTGGGAGGCTTTACAATTAGGTTTCTCTGCATTTGACGAGATTCCTAAAAACTTCAACGATTTCTTAATCTCTTATGTAGGTGGAAAAGTAGCTGAAGCAACTGAAGAATCAATTTGGCAAGGTACTAACTCTACCAACGGACAATTCGGTGGATTCCAAAACGCATTATCTGCATCTATCGCAGCATCAACAGGTGTATTACCAGCAAGAAGCACAGGTGGTTCATCAGCAATCATCTCTGGTTCTGTAACATCTGCAAACGTATTCTCTAAATTACAATCAGTAGTTGATACTATTCCTAACACTGTTTATGGTAAGCAAGATTTAGTTATCTATGTACCAACAAACGTAGGTAAAGCATATCAGGCTGCATTGGCAGGTGGAGCAGCAGGAGCAAATGGTTGGAACAATCAATACAACGTTGGTGAAAAACCTTTCAACTTCAATGGTATTGAAATTGCAATGTGTCCAGGTATGAGTTCTGACAAAATGGTAGCAGCTCAAAAATCTAACTTGTTCTTCGGTACAGGTTTAATGAGTGACTACAACGAAGTAAAAGTTATCGACATGGCTAACATTGATGGTTCTCAAAACTATCGTGTTATTATGAGATACACAGCAGGTACTCAATTCGGTATCGGTTCTGACATCGTTTACTACGGAGCTTACTAATTATCAATTAACAATTTAAAACTTAATCATTATGCCTTGTAATTTATCAGCAGGAAGAAACGAAGTTTGTAAGGAATCAATTGGTGGTATCCAAGGGGTTTACTTTGTAAACTATACAACAGGTTCTTTCACTAAGAACGGAAGCGGTGAAGTAACAGCAGTACCTTCAGGTAGTGTGTTATACTTTTACCAATTAAAAGGAACGAGTGCATATACTGAAACAGTAAATTCATCTCGTGAAAATGGTACAACATTCTTCTCTCAGGAGTTGGTGTTGAACTTAAAAAAATTAACAAATGAAATGACTACCCAATTAAAGCTTATGGCTTATGGTAGACCTCAAATCATTGTTTGGACTAACAACGGAGATGCATTATTAGTTGGAGAAAAATTAGGTGCGGATGTAACAGCAGGTACAATTCAAACTGGTGCGGGATTAGGTGACCTTTATGGTTACTCAGTTACCTTCACTGGTATGGAGCAATTGCCAGCAGCATTCTTATCTGGAAGTTCTACAACTAATGCGTTGAGTGGATTGACCGCTAACTACACAGTAGTTTACGGCTCAGCAGCTTAATTCAGTATAGAGCATTAAAATAATTAAAGCAGATTGGTATTCATTTATCAATCTGCTTTTCTATGCTTAACCATTTTTTGATATTGGTATGTTATTATAAGATAAAGACAAGATAATGCTAGCTTATTATATATCTCAATCCAACGAATACGTCATTAGAGTACAACCTACATCATCTGCACAACTTACTTTGAGTTTGCAAGATATGTACACATTGGCAAACCTTACTGCTTCCCTTAGTGGAACTACTTACCAACCATACGAAAGTTATATTTCAACAAGTATGAGTATAAGTGGTGCTATTGTTGGTGGTGAATATAGAGCATCACTTTTTTGTTCAGGAAATTTAGACCCAATTTGGAATGGTTCAATACAAGTCTACGCATCACAATCAATCGATAAATCAGTATACGAAAACCAAATACCGCCAGTAACTTCGCACGCTAGTGAAAACAGATACATAATTTTGACTTAATATGAAACAACAACAAAACTTTGCAGTAGTCAATGTAGACAATAATCAATTACCTATCATTCAAGAGGATACTAGAACACGTTATAGCTGGATTCCATTCGGTGTGTATGGTCAAGATGATTTCTTTGATGCTGTAACAACTACTTTTAGTGTATCAACAACAAACAATGCCTGTATAGAAGGTATTGCCGATTTAATATTTGGTAAAGGTTTGTATAGTAAAAATGAAGCATTTAATGAAACGCTTCAAAAGATGATACCACAAGAAGAGATTAAAAGAGTAGCGTTTGATTTAAAGTTATATGGTAATTCAGCATTTCAAGTATATTGGGATGATACACATACTAAGATTAAAAAGATGTACCACGTTCCGGTTCAGACTCTAAGAGCTGAAAAGTTATATGGTAATACTAAAGTTCAGAACTATTACTATTGTGTTGATTGGAATGACCAAAGAAAGATAAAAGATAAAAAGAAGATTCCTGCTTTTGAAACTTCTAATGAAAAGATGGAAATACTTTACATTAAGAACTATTGTCCAGGATTATATTACTACTCTCTACCTGATTGGGTTGCAGCAATGCAGTTCGCAATATCAGAAGGTGAAATATCTAACCTACATTTAAACAACATTACAAATGGTTTCTTACCGGCAGTAATGATTAACTTTAATAATGGTGTACCTGCTCCTGAAGAAAGAGAAACAATAGAAGATTTAATTCAGGCTAAGTTTACAGGTACCGATAACGCAGGAAGATTTATGTTATCATTCAACGATGACCCTGCTACTAAACCAACTATCGATGTAATACAAATTGATAACTTACATGAAAAATATCAATACGTTGCAGATTATACGCAAGACCGTATCCTCGTTGCTCATAGAGTTACCTCTCCTTTACTTTTTGGTATCAGAACTGCTAACAATGGTTTTAGTTCTCAATCAGAAGAAATGAAAACGGCATTCTCTATTATGCAAACAATGACTATATCTCCATTCCAAAACGTAATTCTAAACGCTTTAGATTACGCATTGAAGTGTAGTGGATACCCTGATGCAGAAATATACTTTGAACAATTAACTCCATTAGTAATTCTTTCTCAAACAGCAGAAGAAACAGGTAAGAGTGTAGGACAAGTTGAAGATGAAACAAACAAATCAATGGAGAATCCGGCAACTACTGATGATGGACAAGACCAAACAATAGCAGATGCAATTCCACCAAAGGAATCTAATATGGAAGAAGAGTTTGATGATATCAATTTTATCAGAACAATGGGAACAAAGAATGCATTTTTCAACAAAGAATTTAATTAAACAAATATATGGCATACGCACTTTTTATAAACCGAAACGATATCATTAAGAATACTCCTTTACAGGGAGCTATTGATGCCGATGCTTTGTTACCATTCGTAAGAACAGCACAAACTAAATACTTAAAGAATTTATTAGGTACTGTTTTATATGAATACTTACAAGCACAAATTGTAGCAGGAACTGTATCAACATTGAACGCATATTACCAAGACCTCTTAGATGACCAGATTAAAAATGCTTTGATTTGGTATAGTTGTGTTGAGTATATTCCATTTAGTTCGGTACAATTCAAATCCAATGGTGCTGTGAAGCAACAGAGTGAGCAAGGTATTGCTCCAACTAAATCGGAGATAGATTACCTTCTAGCAAAAGCACAAGCGAATGCTGACTACTATGCGTTGAGATTACAAAACTATTTAATTTCTTATTCTCAATTCATTCCTCAGTACTTACAATCGGTTGGTAATCAAACTCAGATTTATGCTGACCAATCGAATCAATATTTTGGTGGTATACAATTGTAAACAATATGAGTGCAATAATTTCAAACACAAATGTAAACTATTCATTATACTATAACTTAGTTAATGCTATTGCAGAATATTGCGCACAACATCCATCTATTGCAGGAGTAGGTAATGAAGATTTAGAAGAATTTGATGAAAGAGAATTTCCTACATACCCAATAGCAAACATTGTTATTAAAGAAGCAGTGTTCAAAGAAACTACTACTGATTGGGAAGTTTATATTGTTATTGCTGACAAATACAAAAATAAAAATAACGAATCTAATCCAACAAATAATGAGCAAACAGTTCCATTTTATGGACCTGATGATATGGTGGATATATGGGCAAATACAATGAGTATAATGAATGATATAACCGCATTCATTCAGAGAGGTTTGACTGGATTTGAAATAAACGATGATATTAAATGTACAAATTTCCACGAGAGATTTGATTCAGGTTTAGCAGGATGGGAAGTAACATTTACACTAACAACACACAACGATAAGAATCGTTGCTTATTTGATTTATATCCAAACTAATATGGCAAACCCTATAATAAATAATACAGGTACCAATTACTCACTTTACTATAATGTAATAAATTATTTTAAAACAATAATGAGTAATCACCCATCTATTGAAGTAGTTACCTTTGGTGATGCTTGGGATATTGGAGAAAGACAATTTCCTGCATATCCAATGGGTAATATTCTTATATTAGAAAGTGACTTTGGAACTAATGTAACAAATTATAAAGTTCAATTGATTGTTGCTGATAAAGTTAAGAATAAGAATAACGAATCAAACCCAACAAACAACGAACAAATAATTCCTTTTTATGGTGTAGATGATAAAACAGATGCATGGGCTAATACTTTAGCAATCATTAATGATTTAACATCTTATACGCAAAGGGGGGTTGCGGGTTTTGAAATAAATGATGATATTGTTTGTACACCATTCGCCGAACGATTCGATAATGGTTTGGCCGGTTGGCAGGCTGAGTTTACTTTAACAACTCACAACGACCGAAATCGTTGCCTTTTTTTTTTAATACCCGTTGAACAGGGTTTTATAATTGAAGATTGTTTAACAAGTATTCAGTATAAAGCAATATTGGATATTACTACAGTTCCAATTGGTGGAGCATTTAGTACATTAAAATCACCAGGTCTATCGAATACTTATGGTAATTTAGTGTGTTATACAATAGTACAACCAATTCAATCTGAAGACTGGAATTTTGTAAATCTTCCAATACTTCAGCCAGGAACTATTCAAAATTGCGCAACGTGTAATTTGTGGATAAATCCTAAAATATGGGGAACAACTCCGGCAGCATGGAGTGGAACGAATGCAGAATTTAGAACATGGGCAACAGTATAAAAATATAAAATAAAAATAATGGGAAGTTTAAGTAATCTTTATATATCACAATCCTACCAATCCTTAATTCATATAGGGACTAATAATACAGCAAGTGCTACATTAATTGGATTGCAAGATGGATTAGGTAATAATATTGGTGTTTCAGTTAATACGGCTGGTGATTTGTTTTTATCAGGTTCGCTAACTGCATCTTTACAAAACGGATATGTTTGGGTAGGTGCTGCAAATGGAAAAACTACAACTGTAGCAACTTCATCTTTTGGTGGTGGTAGTAGTGTTGATACAAGCAGTTTAGTAACAACTGCTTCATTTAACTCTTATACTCAATCAACGAATATAAGGTTAAATAACTTAGAAAGTACATCGGCTAGTGTCAATGTATCAATTTCTAATTTAAACTCAACTACGAGCTCCTTTGCTACCTCTATATCGAATCTAAATACTGCAACAGCAAGTTTGTTCGCATCTGTAAACAATATCAATACAACAACCGCATCATTAAATACATCTGTAACTAATTTAAATTCAGCTACATCATCTTTATTTACTTCTGCTAGTTTAGGTTTAGTAACCGCATCAGCAGTTGGAAATACAATTACTTTCACAAAGGGTGATTCATCTACTTTCAATGTAAGTGTATCATCAACACCGATAGATACATCTAGTTTCGTAACAACTGCATCATTCAACGCATATACTTCTTCTAATAATCAAAGAGTAAGTAGTTTAGAAACTGCAACGGGCTCATACGCAACAACAGGGTCAAATATATTCATAGGTAATCAAACCTTTACAGGTAGTTTATTTGTATCTGGTAACATCAATATCGTTAATGGTGCTGATTTAGTAACACACCACGTTAGAGCAGCAGGAAGTAATGGTTTAGAATTACAAACATCCAATGGAACTAACATAGTTCAAATGGGTGCGGGTGGTGGAACTCAAGCAGCATTCGTAGGAGCAGTTACTGCAAACTCCGTATCTGCATCAACTATAAATGGTTTAGGTGACCCTCTTGCATTCTCTACATCGGTGGATAGCAGATTAGATAGTTTAGAAGGTATAACTGCAAGTGTTAATACATCTGCAAGTTTAGCTTTATATACTGCATCATTTGACAACGGAACGAGAAACTTAACATTTACAAAAGGTGATACGACTACATTTGCAGTTAATATTCCTGATGTGAGTGGTTCTACAATCAATACAGGTAGTTTTGCAACAACAGGTTCGAATGTATTTACAGGAAGCCAAACGTTTGCAGATAGTGGAAGTAATAGTATGACTCTACATTCAATATCTGGCTCATTAGGATATACTAATGGT